TAGACATGGGAATGCTGAAGAAGTATTACAACCTAATCAAGCTAGATGAGAACCAAGCATCACGCGAAAATCTGATGATGAAGAAGCTCACCCCAGATCAGATTCAGCAGTTCCAGATGCAGTGGGAACAAGGAGCTGCTCAAGGTCAGATGGACAAGACTGTTCCGGGCGCAGTAGATGCTAATGGTCAGCCTATTGGTCTTGCAATCCCAGCAGTTATTTCAGTTCATGATTACGATAACCATGCGGTTCATGTTGAAGTTCATAACCGATTCCGCAAATCACAGTCTTTTGATTCTCTACCAGATGCAGTAAAGGCAGAGTTCCAGAAGCATATCCAGATGCACCAAACTGCTCTACAGCAGAAGCAGGCAGCAGATATGGCAATGCAAGCACAGGCTCAAGGCGCACCTGCTCAGGGAGCCCAGCCCCAAAACCCACAACAGTTAGGTAACTAATGTCTGAACAAGAGACGCAGGCAATTCCAGACCAGCCGGATAATCTGGCATCTGAAGCAAGCGATTCACCAAAAACCCACCCAGCATGGGATAACCTGCTGAACGAAATTCCAGAGGCATGGCACTCAAAGGTAGCGCCATTCCTTCAAGAAGCTGACCGCAACTTCCAGAATCAGCTTGAGAAGTTCACCCCATTCAAGCAGTATGTGGATGAAGGCGTATCTGCTGATCTAATCTCCGGTGGCTTGAACATTGCGCGCGCAATTGAATCAAACCCACAGGAAGTCTATGCATCGCTTCGTGAATACCTAGAGCAGAACGGCATGATGGCTGAAGAAGCTGCTGCAGTTGCTAGTGACATGATGGATGAAGCAGATGACTCTAATGTTTTTGGTGATATTCCAGACGCATACAAGCAGGAGATCGAAGAACTAAAGCAGTTCCGCTCCGAACAGGAACAGCGTATCTACGATCAGGAGCTAGCAAAGGCTACTGAAGAAGCCAGTGCTGACCTTGAGCGCGAGATGGCTGACCTAAAGTCTGCGTATAGCATTACTGAAGCGCATGAAATTGCTATCTACAACTTGATGAATGCAGCTATGGGAGCAGGTCAGGACATGACTATCTCTGAAGCAGCTCAGCAGTTGCAGCAAATGGTTGGTGGATTCTCCCCTATTGGTGGATCTCAAACCCAGTCAGCTCCAATGGTTATTGGCAATGCTGGTGGAGCCGGAGTTGTGTCTCCGGATCTAAGCGTTCCACGCGATGACAAGGGTAAGAAGGAAATGCTTGCTCGCATGTTTGAGCAGTATCAAAAATCTGGACAGTAATTCTAATAAAAAAGCCCTGCATTTTCTAGAAAAGTGCAGGGCTTTTTACTTTTTGTGCTAGTATCGGAGCAAGTCAGTGCTACAGCCTACTCGGTCAGGGGCATCGTGATGCAAAATATCTTTTTTTCTATCACTTAGGAGAGTGAAATATGGCTGGTCAGGGAATTCTGACTTTCGCCTCGGATGCTCTAAAGCTTGTGTATGGTGACATCCACGAGCAGCTCCGAGACAAAACCCCAGCACTGGACTTCATTGAGTCGAGCGCTGCCCACCTTACCCAGAATGGTAAGCAGGCAATCTTTGATACCCATGTGGGTCGCAATCAGGGTATTGGTGCTCGCGATGTTCGCGAAACCCTTCCTTCTGCTGGCGCACAGAAGTATAAGCAGGCAAGCCTATACCTCAAGAACCTTTATGGTGCTATTGAGGTTGATGGTCAGTTGTTCGAGCAGGCTGCAGACAACTACAACGCATTCATCAATGTTGTAGATGCTGAAATCAAGGGTCTGAAGAAGGACCTTGCTCGTGACTTCAACCGCCAGATCTATGGTGATGGCACTGGAACCATTTCGACTGTTGTTGCTGGAACCCTTACCGGAACCACCATCACCTTCGATCAGGTAACTTGGGCTGATGTAGACATGACTGTCTCTTTCATCCGCGCTGGTGCAGTTGTTGGCTCGCAGGTGACTATTAGCTCGATCAGCGAATCTGCTAAGACCATTACCTTCTCGGCATCGGTTACTGTTCAGGTTGGCGACATCCTAGTTCGTTCCTCGAATGGTGCTACTTCCTACAACAAGGAAATCACTGGTCTTGGAAAGATCGTTGCTGCTAGCGGTTCGCTACATGGCATTGACCCTGCTAGCACTCCAGTATGGTCATCCTATGTAACTGCACTTGGAACTCCTCCAACGCTTGCTACCCTAACTGAGCTTGACTTGATCAACTTGGTTCAGAAGGTAGACAAGCAGGGTGGCGAGGTTGATGTGTTCCTAGCATCGCCGGGTGTTTACAACGCTTACTGGAACTTGCTTCAGGGCATGCGCCAGTTCACCAATGGCGCAGGTCTAACTGGTGGTCAGCGTTCGTTCACCTTCGAGGCTCTAGGTAAGCCAATCAAGTTCGTTTCGGACTACGCAGCACCATCTAACACCCTTTATGCTCTATCGAGCAGCGAGCTTGTGCTAAACCGCAAGCGCGACTGGGCTTGGATGGACCGCGATGGTTCGATGTGGAACCGCGTTGGCGAAACCGATGCGTATCAGGCTCGCCTGTTCCAGTATTCAGAACTTGGAACCTACCGCCGCAACGCTCACGCTAAGCTAACCAACATCAAGGAACTATAAGCCTTAGCGTAAAAAACTCCGCCGGATCCCAGCCGTCTCATGGGATCCGGCGGTTTTTTATTAGAATAGATACATGACCGAATACTTAGACTTCTCTCGCATAGGCGGACTTTACCGCGATGACCACCGCCGAATCGCACAGGTAATCCAAGATGTTTTTCCAAATGTGCATCTAGTTCGTATGGATTCAAATCTGGATGGCTTCAACCCAGAGCGCCCGTATGGACTTTATGACAGACCAGAGCGCTTAGATCTACCCCACTATCTAATCCGCACAGTTGCTGAGTCAGAGATTGATCACCGCTTAGTAGCAGAGCTACTTCGAAATAACATGCATGACCCAAACTCTGAAGTTAGTAAGATACAATTACTTGAGATGTCTTATGCGCTAACTGAGGCGAAGCGTGAAGAAGAAGTCCTAGCGGAAAAGAAAGACATGATGAAAAGCGCTATGGCTTCTAAGAAGCACACATGGACCCATAACGGGCAGACGCTAAGGAAGTAAGATGCCAGCAGAAGAATTCACTCATACTGGAACAGATGTTGCAGACCGCATTCGTGCACAGTTTGGTGATACTTCTGGAGCACAAGTAGCAGATGCTGCAATCATCCGCTGGATCAATGATGGTCAGCGAGAGATAGTAAATAGCAATCCGATTCTTAGGGCAACAAAGACTACTGATTACATTGCTGGTCAGCAGGACTACTCATTCCCAACCGACAAAGTTCTAGTTATTGAGGCTATCTACATCAATGGCTACCCAATCACTGCTATTAGCCCCCAAGAGGCGCGCGAATACATCAAGACAAAAGACCCACTCAACATTGTCAATTCTCCTACTCCAGATGTTTGGTGGGAGCGTGCCGGAATCATTAGCTTCTATCCGGTAGCAGATACTACTGTCGCCAATGGTTTGAAGCTTGAATATATCAAGGTTCCAACTTCGATTACTGCTTTTGCAGATATTTTGTCTATCCCTGATCGCTACTTCAATGAGCTAGTGAACTATGTCACAGCTCAGGCGCTAGAACTAGATGAAAATTACTCAGCTGCAGCTGTAAAGACTCGTCAATTCCGCGATGGTCTTGACCGATTGAGCCAGAAAGATGCTATCTCTAACTCTGACTCATACATGAGCATCATGCCTGATCCACAGGACTTCTAATGTCTGATGTTATTCGACAGCGGAGTGTATCTCTCAAGCAATTTAGCGGTGGTTTGAACAACTACTGGGATCAGTCATCAATTCAGGATAATGAACTAGCAAGCCTTATCAATATGGAGCTGACTACAACTGGCGCGCTTACTTCTCGCCCACCGATCTGGGTTGAAAAGAACGGAAGCACGCCAATAGTTACTCCTGTAGCTGGGCAATCTATGGATATCCTTGGAACCTATACAACTGCTGCCGGAGATCGCTATTTAGTTATAGTTACTACTGCAAAAACTTGGATTTACAACCTATCGACCAAGGCTTTTACTCAAGTTGCTACATTTCGTGCATCAGACTGCACGCAATATGACAACAAACTTGTTCTTTGCTGCACAACTCAGCGCGGAGGCTACTGGGAAGCTGGAGTTTGGACTGCTTCAACTACTATGCCATTTCTCGGTGGCATTGAGCTTTTCCAGAACCGCTTGTTTGGCTATGGCGTGCAGGGAACTGGCACAGCAAATACACTTTATTGGTCTGACATCACAACCTTTGGTCCATCCGGTCAGCTAACTTCAATCTGGAGTTGGACTGATAGCACTGGAAACTACTTCTATGTAGAAATTGGCACTGGTGATGGTCAATGGATCACCGCAATGGAGCAGGGCTATAACGATATTGTCTTGTTCCGCAACAAATCTACCTACCGATACTCCTATGGCGATGATCCCGCATTTGGAACAATGCAGGCAATGCAGCAGGACATTGGAGCTGAGAGTAAACACTCAGTAGTAAAGTTTGAAAATGCTCATTTTGTCTTTACTGGCGGCATTCTCTATAAGTATCAGAACTGGCTCTATTACCCACTAAATGCTCAGCGCGTAAAGATGGAAACCTACGGCTCATTTACTAGCCGATTCCAGCATGCAGTGAGTGTTATTGGGCGCAGGTGCTTTGTTTGGCACAATGGTGCTACCTACTCTTACAACCTTGATACTGAAACTTGGTCAGAGTGGGAGACAACTACTAATGCTGCCTACTTCATTGAAGCTCCACGCAAGTCAGAAGAAACTGAAGAAACTCGCTACTACGGCATCTCCGGCAACGCAGCTGTTGTGCCGGGCGCATCAGACTTTGCTTTGTGGCGCATTGAGGATAAAGCAGTAAGTAGCAATGGCTCTGAAAGTTTCAAGTGCACTATTCAAAGCAAAATCTACGACTTTGATAGCCCAGTCGAATGGAAAAGATTATTCTTCTGGGGAGCTGATGTTCAGTCTGCTCTACCTATCAAGGCAATTGTTTATCCAGTATCTTTGCCAGCTACTCAGCCAGTTGTAACTTGGGATGAGATTTCTAAGGATTACTCGCTTGAAAGTAATTTCTATACTTGGGATCAGCTTTCAAAGGATAGTCCAGTAGATCCAGTTTTTGGAACTTGGGATTTCTTGAAAGCTCCATCTGGCGGTATTGGAACTGTTGTAGATCTAGGTTCAACTACCTATCCTTTGCGAACTGAAGTAAAGCTAAACCAAGGGCTACGCTTCCGCCGCATCTACTTTGAGCTATACTTGGACTGTGACGGAACGGCTGCCACATCACCAGTTCAGCTCTTTAGCATCATCCCAATGATCAGTGCTAAAGCCAAGGTCTCCAAGGGAGCAAACTAATGGCAGTCCAGAAAAGCTCTGCACTCAAGACCATTTCGTTCAACCCGTATGCTGCTGGGTCAAAGATTTACTCACAGGTTTCTTCTGCTCCGACTATTGGTCCAGTAGATAAGGCTGGGTATGCTGAGCGTGACCGCGCTATCAAAGCACGCAAAAGCGCAGTTCTGGCAAAGATGAAGGCAATGAGTGTTGGCGCTTATGCTAATCCAGCAGCAATTAGGAGCGTGAACTAATGGCAGTCGCAATGAACCCAAAGCCTATGTATGGCGACTACATCCCAGTAGGCAAAACTAAGACTCCAACTTGGACTACTCAAACTCCAACTAGCACTACTACTGCGGTAGATACAGCTAGTGGAAACCTAGTAGTTCCAAACACTCCAGCAGCAGCTCCTAGCGTTGCTGCTCCAGCTTCTGCTCCGGCTACACCAACTACAACTTCTCCAGCTAATGCTGCTGTCTACAACCTAGAGAATGACCCTGTTTACCAGTCAGCAATGCTGCAGGGTCAGAGCGCATTCAATGTTGGGCGTGCAGATGCTTTGGCTAACATGCAGAACCAAACTACTGGGCTAAACCGACAGAATGCTAACATCGAGCAAGGTTCAGAGCAGTCACGCCGACAGCTTGCTGGAAATTTTGCATCTCGTGGTATGCAGCGTGGAGCTTATGGCGCTTACTACCGCGCACAGGATGCGGCCAATGCACAGCAGATTGCTCAGCAGACTGACATCAAAGATCAGATTGCAACTCTAAACCAGAACTTCCTTAGTAACTATGGAGCTATTGGAACAGACTGGACTGGGACTAACATCGGTCAGCAATACAGAAACCAAGCTTTGCAGCAAGCACTTGCAGCTAAGCTCGCAACCTACGGAGTGGCATAATGGCAGGAATAACAGCAACCCCAGAGTGGATCGCAGCAGCAGTTAGTAAGGCTGCAAATGGATCAAAGCTTTCATCTTCATATTCCGCTAATGCGATCAACAAGTATCTGTCTACTGGCAGCACTGCAGGTCTAAGCAAGACTCAGGCTGCTCAAGTTCAGAAGGCTATCAAGGCTGTAGGAGCCCCTACTGCAGCGACCCCTACTGACACTAGTGGCAATAGCGGTGGTGGGTTTGTAGACCCAATGGCAAGCATAAATGCAAGCATTGATTCTGCTTATAGTCCTGTGATGGACTTTCTAAAGTCGCAGGCAACTGCTGCTCAGGATCGCTTTGGTCAGAACAAAGCTGACATTACTAATCTGTTTGGAACTTTGTCTACTGTGCGTGCAGCAGATATCCCAAAGATTCAGCAGCAGTATGCAACTTCGATTCAGCAGCAGCAGGATGCTGTAGCTCAGCGCATGGCGCTACAGAATGTTCAGACTCAGCAAGGCGCTCAGGGCGCTGCTACAGCCGGGGCAGAGCTTGGTGGAGCAGATATGCCTGCTCCAACTAACTCGCTCTCTGCTCAGGCAGGAACAGCCGCAAATACTGATGCCAACGCATACCAGACTACTTGGAATGCACTTCAGCAGGTTATGTCTGCTCAGGACCAGCAAAATGTGCGTAATGCACAGTATGGCTATGATGCCCAGCAGAGTTCTGCTTTGCTTCAGATGCAGCGTTCACTTGAAGATCGACTTGCTCAGATCAATGGCGACATTGCTGGCACTCAGTCTCAAATTGCTCAGTCTAAGATGGGTGCTGCATCATCTGCTGCTGAGATGGCTCAGGAGTCTGCAAACCTTGTTGCTAAGAACCAAACTGCAACTGATGTTGCAAATATTGGCGCTAATGCTCGAATGACTGCAGCTCAGATTGCCGCTAATGCAAGAACTTCTGCTGCAAAGAGTAAGGGGGCTCCAAAGACTCCGGCTCCTAAACCTAAAACTTATGCAAGTAATGTGAGCGGTTGGACTCAGAAAATTATTGATTCTGGTGGCACGCAGTCAAATATCACTTCAATCCGCAATCAGGTTCAGAAAGCATATGATGCAGCTAAGGCTGTTCTTGTAAAAGCTGGCACAACTGGTGCTCCAACTAAGACTCAAATTATCAATCAGTGGAACAGAATTTATGGCAACAAAACTTGGTCCGGTCCTGTTTCTGATTACATCAGTTCTGGCTACTACAAGTAAGTAGCCTAGTAAACTTATAGCATCTAGTAAGGATGTGAACTTTGGCGTTTGACCCTAATGCGTATGGATCTGGTGTTTCTGCATCTCCTACCCCTTCTACTAAGCCAGTAGGACCTTATGGAAACCTTTCATCAGCAGGTAAAAAGCCAGTAGCTAAGCCAGTAGTAAAAAAGCCAGCAGCTAAGAAGTCAGCAGCTAAAGCTCCTGAAAATGCTACTGTAAGTCTTGTTCAGACCGGACTAAAGGCTTTGCTTACATCGTCTGCTTTTGGTGCTGGAACTGTTTCTAGCGCAATCAAGAAGGCACAAAAGGGCGACTTCCTTGGGATACTTGGCTCTTATACTGGTGGACTTGCAAATGCTAAGAACCTTTGGGAAGATAAGCCAGTTGTATCCGGCACTGAGATTATCAAGCAACTTGGACTAGAACAGAAGGCTAAGAATCTTGGTAAAGCTGGAAAGCAGTTAGCTAGAGGAAGTCGAGCCTCTCAGTTTGGACCTATTACTCTTCAGCAGGTAGAAAATGCAAATGCAGGTTTAGCAAATACTGCTATGGCTCTCGGTGTGGACATTGCTACTGATCCACTTACTTATGCTGATGGCATTGGAGTAATTGCTCGTGGAGCAAAAGCTGCAACTGTTGGAACAAAAGTTGGAATCAAGGCAGCAAAACTTGCTACTAAGGGTGCAGTTCCCCTAAAGGTTGCGGCAAAGCGAGTTGGAGCTGAGGAAGCTGCAAAACTTCCTGCTAAATCTTTGACTACTGATGCACTAGGTGGATATACCAAGAAGGCTGCAGTAACTCCAAGTATGCTTGCTACTTCTGAAGCTAGCACTAAGGGAGCCAAGCAGCTTGCCAAACTAAATGAAAAGCTAACAGGCAAACTCAACTATGAAGTTGTAAATCTTCCTGCTGGAAGTGAAGCTGCTAAAAAATATGAGATTCTTACATCTAGCTTGAGTGCATTTGGTAAGGCTGCCGGATCAGTCCTTGAAGCCAAGCGCAGCGCAAAGCTAATTGAAAAGTTTGCTAAGCAGGCAAAGGCTGGAGATTATGGAAAAAATTACATCCATTCAACTACAGATGTTCCTAAGCCTTCAGCAGTAGCAGAGCAGGTTACTCCAGCAAACCCTAATGTTTTTTCTGGACAAAAAGCTATTGCTGATACTGCTCCAATACTTCGCAACATTGCTGAAACTACTACGCCTACTGATATCAAGGTAATCAAAAGTGTCCTTAGCAAGGTAAACAAAATTGCTAAAACTACTGAAGGATCTACTCGCGGAAGTGAACGCATCCTTACCAATGTGCGTGGTCTGATCTCTCAGCTCCATTCTCCAGAGAACCAGTTCTTGCGTAATCTTGAACCAAGCATCCGCACAAACATTGATGCTGCAGTCAAGGGTGATGGAATCAATCCATTTACTTTGATTGATAACTTTGCTAATTCTCAGACAAAGCCACGCCAGATTCTTGCTGAGTCTTTGCTAAAGAGCCGAGTTGGTCTTACTGATGGCAGTGGCTACACCACTATTAGTGAAGTGATGACCAAGCATGGTGGAAACTTTGCAACACTAACTAAAGCTGATCCACAGATGGCGATGCAGGTTGCTAACCAGCTAAAGGGCTTGCTTATTCGATCAGATGCTAAGACCGCATCTGCTGATGCTCTAAAGCGTATTACTTCGCTAGTTGGAGAAGATGCTGCAAAGCAGCTAAAGACTGCTGGTGCGTTCAATGTAAAGCAGCTTCCAAGCAAGGATGTTATTGATGCTGTATTAGCAAAGATTCCAGCAGCATCTGGTGGTCAAGTAACCAAGTATAGTTCGATGCAAGAACTTATCTCTGGTCTGCAGTCTGGTCATGAGATTCCAATGAACAAACTTGAGCAGATCGTCAAGGCTATCGATCCGCAAAATGCTGTTCTAAAGCAGGCTGAAACTGCTGCTGCTAAGGATTACACCAGCATGCTCCGCAGCGTTGTAATGGGTAATGTAAATACCATTGCAGCTATGGAGCAGCGTTGGAGCATGATGAACGCAAAAACCTTCTTCAATGCAACTGGAATCCATGCTGCAGATGGCGTAGCAGCTTATGCTGATGGTCGCCTGATGAATAAGATCCCAGCATTACCAGAAGTCCTAACTAAGACTCGACAGGCTGCAGCTGAGCATGTTGCACAGCTAATGGACTCTAATGCTGCTGATATGGCAGATGTTTTCAACTCACTTTCGCGCGGATTCGAATCAAACTTCGACTACATGCGTGAAATCATGTCATCGCCAGATTACCTTGAGCATGTTTCTAGCTTGAATGACATCGCTATTCGCTCAACTGAAAAAGCCTACATGAGCGATACTAAGGCTGCTTTGCGACTACAGACTAACCAGTCACTAGAAGCTAAGGTATTTGGTTCCATTGTTGCTAAGAAAACTTGGCGAGTAGCTAATGCTAAGGGAGCAAAAGCTACAAAAGATGCCCTATCTGTTGCTAAAGAAAAGATGCTTTATTTAGCTAGCCAGATGCAAGCTGCAGATGATGTTGTTTATGCAACACTTGGTAGCCGCTTTACTCATAACAAGTGGGTAAAGCAAGCTGCGGGCAAGGCAGAGAACAAGCACTTTGTTTACCTTCACATTGGCGATGTTTCATCTGTTCTCTATAAGTCCGGTGAAAATGGTCAGAAGGCATTTATTGATGGCTTCTTCCCATTTGGAGAAGGCATTATTACTAAGGAAGGCGAAGTAGTAGATAGCTTCTCTACTATTGCTCTTGGTAGCACTGTGCGCCGACTCCTTGAGGCTCGCCAGACTGGAGAAGTGCTAGACCTAAAGGATCTAGTAAAGACTCTAAAAATGAAGGGTGAGACCCAGAAGGTTTGGTCAAAGGCTTTTGCTAAGACTGCTGAGCAGCGTGCTACATCTCTTATCAATGAGATAAACAAGCCAGCAGTCCTTGACCAGCTAGAGAAGATTCACAATACGCGAGCTCTTGCTGATGTTGAAAGCAACATGGAAATCGCGCACACCATGAACAGCAATGTTATGGACAACCTCTCTGAAGGTTTGCGTATCCTGCGCGACAAGAACATTGACAACAATGCTGACCGCTTGACCTTGCTTCGTGAGTCATTTGCAAAGCTAGCTTATGCCAGCAATGTTTTGAAGCAGTCACGCGGCGATGTAGCGGAGTCAATGCTTAGAGCCCTAAGCATGATTTACTTGCAGGGCGGCAAAATTCGCGATATCACTGCAAAGGGTGAGAAATATATCACTGGCAGCGATCTAGTTACCAGAGAAGAATTTGTCAAGATTCGCGATCTCATGAACACTATGTTCCGCCATGAAAACCCTGAAGCAGCAGCACCAATGGGTCGCGAAGGTTTGCCATTCCCAAAGCCAGAAGCAAAAGCTGCAGCTCAAAATAAGCTAACTGAAGTAATGCTTGCCTATGAAAAGCACTTTGCTGACCGCTTGGCTTTGACTACCAAAGCTGAAGTAAAGACTTGGCTTACAAAGCAGCGTAGCCTGCAGAAGAAGCTAGATGCAGCTCGCGAGACTGCTTGGAATAACTGGATTGATACCAAGCACTTTGATGTTGCTACTCAGACTTGGGTTGATAGTTCAAAGTTCGACCACACCGCATCTACTACAGCAGCTCAGGGTATGGACAGAATCATCCTTCAAGATGGAACTGCAAACCTTTCTGGAGAAGTTGTAGATACAGTTGCTAAGCGCCCTAGAAAGACCACTAAAGCCCAGCAGAAGCAGATCTGGGAGCAGGATGAACCAGTCCGTCAGGCACGCGGAAAGAAGCTTGCTGAGGGTGCTACACAGGATGCCGCTAAGCATGTTCTAGATTCTGCTGCAGACATTACTAAGGCTGCCGAAGGCGATATGAATGTCGCTCAGCTCCGTAGTATTCAAGAGTTCTATGACAAGCCACTAAATGACTCTGTTATTCGCGTCTATACAACTTATGACCGAACTAGAAGGGCTACTAATCTTCCCGGAACTATCAACTCTGGAAGGCTATCTCAGCTAGGAAACCGCCTAGATGCAACTGCTGGTAAGGCTGATGTTGCCCCATACATGGCAATGGCTGAGTCAGAAAAGCAGATGGTAAACTCAAGCCTCTCGCATGCTCTCGACTTGATGAAGAAGAAGTATAAGGGAGCCCTTGAGGGTGACGGCTTTATGACTGCATTTGGTCACTGGGCTGCTCAGACAATGCCAGATCAGGCTACTGACCCAATCATGCATGATTTGGTTAGCAACCTAAATAATGCCCTACAGCCAGTTCGCCAAGCTCTAACTGAAGAAGGCTTTAGCTCTCAGGCACTGCAGAACGCATTCAGCCACTATGGTCTTGGTGAAGGTCTTGGTTTTGCAAAAGTATCCGGCATGACTCAAGATCAACTAAAGAAGTATTTTGAGACTTTGCCATTTGCCCCTAAGCCAGCTTGGGTTGGCGACCTAACTACTATTGAAGGTGCTGACTGGGCTAACAGAACTCAGGCATTTGTTGATTCTGGTTCAGACCCATTCGTAATCTTGTCTCGTTTTGGTATGGCAGTTCAGCATGCCAGAACTGAAAAATCAATGGCGGATTCCCTAGTTGCAAACTTTGGTCATGAATCATTTGGGCTTACTGCAAAGCAAGCTGCTGAGCGTGGCTGGGTTCAGGTAAAGGCAGTAAATGAGACAAAGGGGATCAACCTAACTGCTCACTTCCCAACTGGTGATAATGCAGCTTACTTCCATCCAGACATTGCTCCACAGATCGGTGCGCTAAACCGAGAATGGAACTCTATCGCTAGCGGATCTCCTCAGTGGCTAAAGCCAGTAATGGGTCTTATGAGCTTGCTAAAGGCACAACAGACCATCTTTACGCCACGCCACCATGTCATCAACATCGTTGGCGACAATGGTATTGCTGTTGTTTATGGAACTCGCAATGTTGAACACTGGGTAGCCGGAGCAAAGGTTGCTAAAAACATTGCTAATGAAATCCTAAAGACTGAGTATCTAGGCAACAAGCTTGTAGAAGAAGTTGCTATGGTTGCCAAAAACTACGATAAGTCAAGCAAGTTCTTGAATCATGCTGAAGATATGAACAAGGGATTCGTAAGCTTCAACATTGGTGGCAAGATGCAGCACATCAGCATTGAAGATCTAACTCAGGAGTTCAAAGCTCGCGGAATTACTATTAGCAACATCTTCAACGATGAAATTGCTGGACTATCCGAATCTGTTCTATCTGATGCTGCTACTGTTACTGGCGCAAAGAAAACAATGTTCCAGAGTATCAACCATGCTATTTTCCAAGCAAACCGACTAGCTAAACCTGCTGGTGACTTGAGTGTATTTTATGGAAATGTTCCTCGTGCAGCTCATGCTATCTCTGTTGGCGCTAAGCGGTCATGGCGTAGCACTGATGAGATGTTTGCAGCTATGGCTAAGGAAATCCACCTGACCCACCCGACTATTCAGTCACTGGCATCCGGTGAGCGTAAGGTAATGCGCCCGCTATTTACCTACTACACATGGCTTCGAGTTGCCCACTCAGCAATGATTGACATGGCATTGAATCATGGTCGATGGATGGCTGTTTACCCACAGCTCCAGTATGAGACTGCTAAGCAGAATCAGATGGGTAACATTAGTGCTGCAGTTCCTTGGAGTAAGCAGCAGAAAGAAATGCTGCCGGACTACCTAACTAAGAGTGCATATGGACCATCATTTGACCCATCTAACCCAACCCTAGTCCGCCCACCAATCCTGCCTCTAGATGTAATGGAGACTTGGAACTTTACTTGGGATCCAACTAAGAGCTTCCAAGAGAACATGATTAGTGTTGGTCAGCAGCAGTTCCTAAATGTTGCCAAGATGGGCAATGTTATTGGTAAGAGTGCTTATGGCTTTATGGCTAACCATGACCTAGATACAAACAAGCCTGCTGGAACTGATACTCCACAGGGACAAGCTGATTATTTGGCTAAGTTGTTCCCAATTGTTAGTCAGCTTGGTGCTGGAATTGGTGCTTATACTCCAGCTAAGAATGTTGAAACTGGCGGAAATCCGCTAACTCCAGCTGATCGCCAGCAGAAGTTGATAAACTTCCTAACTGGTATGAAGATGCAGCGCGTAAATACTCCTGCTAATCTAAAGATTGGTTCTAACCAGAGAACGCAACGCCAAAAGCGAATCATTACACAGAATAAAGGAAAATAATGCCACTTGAGACGCAGATGAACTTGACCGAGATGCAGACTCTAGTAGACCAGCTTCGTGCTGGCTCTGCAATGCTTTACTCAACACTTCAGAATGTTGTAGACCTGCATCAAGATGGCACTATTGAAGGTGAAACAGAGCCTATTGTTTGCCTATGCTGCAGTGAGCTATCCGGCGAAGTAATCCTTGCGCCATGCCCAACTATGCAGGTTATCTTGGAAAACTTTAGTGTTAGTCCAGCTCCGACATCAGCTGATCAATCTGAGCTTGACGAGCCTTCTGATCTCCACCAGTCTGACGAAGAAGCTTCTTCACCTGATCCTGCTTAGAGTTACCAGCTAGCTGGTTCTCAGGGATAATCCAAAGCTTACAGATAGCTTCCGGTTCAATCTTGCCAGCTACAATCTTGCACTGAGAGTTTTCTTCGTTGTAGAAAATGCAGTTCTTGCAGATAAGACCATCAGCCTTGAACGGATTCTTAGCTGCAGGAGCGTAGTGAGCGCCATCAGCGCCTGAAGTCTGGTCAAACATACCAAACTCCAGTGCTGTCTCTGCATACTCCTTAGCAAGCTCCTGCTGGCGCTCATTGAGTGATTCCCACTCCTGCTGTTCCATCTCGGCTTCTGACGGCATCTCTAGCCCTTTCTAGGCGGTATTTTGCCCTCTTTGCGGAGCTTAGAGAGCTGAATAGCGATAGCCTGCTTCTTAGGCAGGTAATCGCGCTTGCCGCCTACCATGTGGTAAGCCTGCTTTTTGGTGAACTTGTAGGGCATTAGTGAGTTGGTGAAGCAGGGATGCCAGACTTATTTGGAGAAGTCTTTACGATCTTGTCCATCTTCTTTTTTGCATTCTCCCAGCCACCCTTTTTATGCAATGCCTTCTTAGCAGCAATCTCTAGTTTGGCAGCAGCAATGCGCTTACCCTCTTTAGAGTTCTTATATGCATCAGTCTTTTTATAGGCTTCATACTGAGCATAAGTAGCATTACTTACTGCTGAACCTGATTCATTATCAATTTCAGCATTTGAAGTCTTTGGGTTTGAGCTAGACATTAGAGACCTTCGTTCCTGTTGAAGTAGTAGTTGCAGCAGCTGGGTTGATCCCGCCACCATAAATGTTTGGACCGATCTTCAGACCGCGCTTCTTTCGTTCCATATCCCTCTGAGCCTTGCGCTTGGCAAACTCTGCCTGACGCTTCTGCATTTCTTCAGGAGTCTTGTTCAGATGCTCGCTATCCTGCTCAGGCTTGCGAGTTTTCATCTTGTCATGAGAATCCATCTTGTTAGGATCCTCAGCGCCATCAGGCTTCTTCATAGGAGGCAGAATAGTGTTTGGCACTGCTACCTTCTTATAGGTTTCCTTGTTGTCAGCCATTACTTAGTTACCTTTCCAGTGAACTCTTTAGCTGCCTTTGTGACAGCGGCTCCAATACCAAAAGCATCATCAGTTGGGTCAATAGCGCGGGCAAGTGGTCCAACAAAAGCTACGAGAAGCGCCCAGCCAGTCAATGAAGCTGGATCCGGGCTAAACAAAGTCATAGCTACAGTAGCAATAGCAGAGCGAACATAGCTCCTAAAAGCCTTCTTCAACTGTGCAATGGTGCTTGGTGATAGTTTATGCATTCTTCAATTTCTCCTCTGCTACCAGTTTAGCAATGGCTTTCACTGGGTCGTCTACTTTGCCATAGAAAACACTATTTACAGTATCTCCATGCGTGAAGTGTAAATGGTCTCCATGACTAGCAGATCCAGTATCGCCAACCTTGCCAATGAAGGTCTTGCCAGCATGAACTTTACTGCCTACAGCAAGACCTTTATGCTCCATGTGGCAGTATCCCCAGAAGCTATTCTTCTTACGAGCTACAACTACAACCCAGCCAAGCACATCGCTCCACTGAGATAGAGCTACGATGCCATCAGTAGCTGATGGGATATCGGTTCCGGCTGCAATACCAAAGTCAGTGCCGCGATGCCCATTAGGGTGAGCTTTATCTACAACGCCAAACTTACAAGTGATCTTGGTTTTAGGAAATGGAAGTCTACTCACTTAGATACAACCTGCCAGATAGAGGCTAGGAAGCCAGCTACGCCTGATGCCAGAGCTGCCCAAACAACCTTAGTTACCCAAGCATCACGAGCTTGGTTTATCTCAAGCTTGGTAACTCGCGTTGGCAAATCACCAAACGCGTCAAGCTGCTGGCTCATGCGCGTAAGAAGCTGCTTCATTTCCTGCTGCTCGCGGTAAAGATCTTCAATAGTGATCTTCACATGCGTCTGCTGGTTTTCGGTCATTATGCAAGGTCGCCAATGATCTGGTAAACAGATGAGGAGATTCGTATGACAGTAGCTGCTGCATACTGAGTTGAGATGCTCAATGCGCTGTTCTTAGACTGCAAGGTCACACCTGAAGCTGCGAAGGTAACTGCTCCAGCACCATTACGCATGATGTCCACTCGGTCTCCATCAGCACCTAGCACTGCTCCAACAGTTACAGTCTGAGCTGAAGCGCTAGTGAAAGCAATAGCCTTGTTTGCATCTCCGGCTACAAGGCTATAAGAAGCTGACTTAGAGCTAAGCGCTCCTTCACCTTCAAGGGTTGTAACGCGAGCTGCAAGAGCTGGGATAGTAGTTCCAGTTACAGTAGCAAGGTTATTGGTTACAGTCGTAACATTGCCATTGATGGTGGTGATAGAAGTATTTACAGAGCCAGCATGCGAATCAACATTATCCCAGTTGGTATTGATGCTGGCAGTTTCAAAAGCCTGATTCGAGCCCGGAACAGCTTTCTGCAACGACAGGTTTGTTGTCGTAGTGTAAGACATGTCATTTCCTAATCGTCAATGATAATGATGTCCGTCTCGACTTCAACACTAGCATGAGTTGGCTCAGGAAGCGCAGCAAAATGAGACTGCCCTGAAGCCAAAGCAATCAACTCTCTAGCAATATTACGCTTTACTGCTGGATCTAGAACATGGCGCAAAATGATGTCCTGAACCTGCATAAGTAGTGCTGGAACATCAAGATTAGCCTTAGCATTGGGGTCAAAGCGCCCAGTGAGCTGATTCAAGAAGGTAATAGCCTTCATATCGCCCTGCTGAACTAGGTCTCCTAAAGCCTTATCCGCAATAGGAATGTAAGTCTTTAGATTCTCAGCAGACTTTGTAGACATAGCGCTAGCAAACTCTTTTTGCCTTAGCCAGCCATCGAGCTCTGGAATGCCAATCTTCATCTGCTTAGCAATAACCTGCGGAGTTTTCAGGTTCATCGGGCTCAAATAAGCCTGCAAAAACATCTCTTGGCGTAGCGTCAGGTTTGGATTTTGCGTGGTTTTGATTCCGCGGTCATCCAATGCACGCTGTAACTTGCTAGACCCCCAGACAATTTCAATGTCTTTCTTAGTCAGCGCTGGGTCTTGATCAAGCAGTGTCTGAGTCTCACAGAACAAACCTTGGCGGTCAGCTGCAATAGCTGCAGCTAGCACCTTGTCAAAAAGAACCTGCTCTTTAGTCTTTTTAGGGGTATAGAGCTTGGTATCAAACTTCTCTAAATCAAAGTTTTCTAAGTCGCTCAATTTCATCCTTTATGTAGAAAATCGCTTTTTCTAGATCCTGAATAGTTGCAGCTTCATCCTTCAAGCCAGCGCGCCAAAGATACTTGAATGCATTACCGATGTTGAATGTCCGGTGGCGCGTAATCTGAATGCACTCAACGCCGCTAGGGTCACTTGTGTAATGAGCTGGGCGATTCACTGGATCTGTAATAGAAGAAGAAGTAGAAGTCTTAGTAACCGCTATAGGGGATTCGTAATGCCAATTTCTCATGATCGACCTAGCTTCTCAAGCTCAGAGAGATAGTCAGTAGTGAAACCAAAAGAGCCAAACGCTTCCAACATTCTTGCGCCCAGATTATCAGGCAAAGTCTCATACTTGCCGGATTCATACGACTTCACAATGGCAGGATTTATACGCAACATACTCGCAAACGCTGTTGGGGTAGCAGCAATCTCTGATCTCCACTGCCGAAATGTCTTGTAATACTGCCCAAGTGTGTATGGCGGTATCAGCATCAAGTTTTGTGCCGATCCACGCAAATGCGGTTGCAAGGGCTTTTCTGACCATTTAGCAATCTCCTTATCGATGTCAGTGTCAAAGATGGCGTTCAGCTTGTCAGCCAACGCTGGCGAAACATTACGGGTGCGCCCATCCTCAATAGCTGAGATGGCGCTGCGCTGCACTCCGGCGCGCTTAGCAAGCTCGACTTGGCTCAAATTGCTTTGCAGTCTGGCAAGTCTCAATGGGTGATCTGGTATTCGGCTCATACTGAGAGTTTAGCAGGCATAGATGCTAGACAGGTGTTTCAAATGCAATTTCTGGAGGGGGGTGGCTAATGATAGGTGACGGCTAGAAAGTTCGGCACAACATCGATGAGCGTAGCGTAGTCCTTGTCAGCCACCGAGCGCTGACGGGGTATCAACAAAATAGCACCACCAACCAAGGAGCAAAAAATGACCAACTACACCATCCGCGAAGATGCCGAGACTTTCATCGCACGATTCGCACAAGCACCAGACCTAGCAAGCCACGCCAACCTGATGGATGAACTCAAGGAGCGCTACACCACGCTGGCAGCCCAGACCCAGATGCTAGCCGAAAGCAACGAGCGCTGGGCAACCAAGGAGCGCGACAACCGCATCTCAGCTTCATCCATGATTCTCGAACTGGCTGATGAGTTTGTAAGCAGTGGCGATGACATTCCCGGCTCACTCCAGCGCCTAGCAAACCTACTTGACATAGCCCTTGAGGAGACCTTCAGGGTCGAAATCACCTTGACCTACTGCCTTGATGTGGTTGCCCCTCGTGGCACCAGCGAGGATGCAATCCAGAGTGCTATTGAATGGTCAAGCGGTCAAACTTTCACCTCAAACGACCCAGCGTTTGAAATTGCGCAGTCGTGGAGCATGGAGCAAGACGACTACTCGGTATCAGTCGAGACCATCTAGACCGCTCCAAGGCGACCTGAGCAAGTCGTAAAACTACTCTCCCCCAGATGCCCGGCACTCCCCCCAGTGCCGGGCATCACCCTTTTGCCCGGCGGAGCCGGGAGAAAAAGGAGGCTTCGCCCTTTTTTTCTTTTTATATAAGGTGACGGATGGAATGTGTGATGTGTTGCGCCGTTTGCAAAACTTATCTCGTAGCCACTCGGCTACACAACCGAAAAGGAATCAGTAATGAAAACCCTAACTAATCCGTTCAACTACGGGGCAACGCTGGCGCAGGCTAGCGAATACCTCGCTAACAGGGAGACATTCCACACTGGCACGCTTAGCGCCTCTTGGGAATCCGAAGATGACATTGACGGCATGGTTTATGCCGTTCGGTCTTATGGCGTTCTAATCGCTTGGGTATCTGGCGGAATCCCTGCAGTGAATCCAAGTGCCTACAACTACAGCACCACCACCAGCAAGCACGCCAACCTAGTGAAGAAAGCGTGGGCACTCTAATGAGCGAGCTAGCCAAAAGCCCTTGCATAAACTGCGGAATCGATTCATACACTGAAACCTGCGGAATCTGTTCTAAAGCATTCCAAGACGGCGCACGCTATGTTTTAGAATACCTGCGCGATGAAGTCTACGGCGATGGAATCGAGGAGTGCGACCTATGGAGCGACTTCTTCGACACAACCTGCGATGATGGCGAGTGCGATGGCACTTGCGAAAGCAACTACTGCGATTCGCGCTCATCCGGCATTCAGAGAGAGGAGGACTAACCCAACAAAAGCCAACCCTGCCAGCGCTCTCCCCAGCGCTGGCAGGGTTTTTTTGTGCTCTGCGAGGCAGAACCAAGGTGACGAATGGAATGTGTGATGTGTGTGGTGTGTGACGCGATCAGGGCAGGCATAGCCTAAACAGCCTCTAGGCGCTCGCTGAAGCCTTTTCAGGTGACGGATGGAATGTGTGCCCAGTTGCGGGGCTTGTGCCGCCTACGGAGCTCCTATGCCCGTTTAGCTTGATTCGGCTTGATCTGGCAGGGCTAGCTCAGTTGCGGAGCTTGCTAGACATCGTTGCAGGCAGTGAGATCAAAAAATTGTGCAAGCGATGGGCGGGTTGGCTAGCCCTAACCTGCCAAAAGCATCGTTAGGCATCGTTACCATTCCGTTATCAAAAAAAGTTGCATTAGAACTTGCGTAACCTTGGTAAAGTTGGTAATGTTAGAGCAGTTGGAGCAAACCACTCCAATTTTCAACCGAACTAAGGAGCAAGATCATGGCTACTACCCAATACGGCTATTTTGAAGCCGAACTAATCGAATCTGTTGCAGAAGAACTTTGTTTAGATGTCGTTGATCTAGACATGGTTTTTGGTTACATCGAGGTTTTTGGTTACATCTCAAAAGGCGCTAACGATGAATGGCTTACCACTGAAGCCATGTTGCGTGAACACCTAGCAAACTGGATCGCTAGCGCTTGCGAAACTAACTATGGATCTGGCTTTGACGGACTTGATGGCGGAGCAAAGTTTGCCGAATACTTTGCCGAAAACTACATGACCGAAATGGGTGAAATTCCATCATGGATGGTTATCGACTGGCAGTCATCTTGGGATAGGAATCTTTGCTATGAATTCACCATCTCTGAAAACGGCTACGCTTTCGCCGACCACTAAACCAACCCAACCAACCGAAAAGGATAAAAGAATCATGACTACATTCACCATTAGCGCTAACGACTGCCGTTCAATCGCCAGTTTGATCTCGTTCACCGACAAAGACATGGAGCGCATGGCAAACATCCATGTCCGCATCGAGGATGGTAAAGCTTTTGCCATCGCTACAGACCGCTACAAAATCGGCACTTGGACTACCGAAAACATCGACACTGATGAAACCGATTCCATCGAATTCGGCATCACTCCCGCAATGGCTAAGTGGCTAACCGCCATCAAGTTGCCAAAGGATTCTCGTGGACATGGCATCGATTTTGATCTCAATGAGCAAGAACTAAGGGCAACTTATGTTGGTTCATCGTTCATTAGCGCATTCAGTTTGGACTCTGAATTCATGACTAAGGTTGCCAGTTACATCCCAACTGGTGACATCCCTGAGCAACCTGCCAAAGCTTTTGCGCTATCGGTAAAGCATCTAGCCGACATCAGTAAAGTCATCGACCGCAATGGCAAAAAGGTAGAGACCTTAGTTTTCACTGAGACTACTCGCACTAGCGACCGACCTGCCCCGTTCATCATCACTGCCCTAGGTTGCCCTGAATTCAAGGTACTACTCCAACCAAACATCGTTAGATAAGGAAGATCAACATGCGCTGGAATAACTACGACCTGAATGTTTACGCATTCAATGGAACTGTAAACATAACCGCTTATCCCTTGACATGGACTGGCAACATCGATGTTCATGGATTCCCGATCTACTTGACGCATAGTTACAAAGGTTCGCCTCTATCCCTAAGTCTGTTCATGAATCGACCTGAGCATGCCGAAGCCATCCGCTACGCACTTGATTCTGAGTATTGGGATAACCCTGAGCATCTGTTCACCGATAGGCAGATCCTTGAAGATCTAGCAAACGGCAGACATGACGCAATGAAGCTAGTTGTGGACTATTGGAATGAATCGGATGAGTGGCAGGATGCTAGCACTTGGACTAGCCCGCCAGAGCCCATCCTCGCATGGCTCAAGTCACTGCCTCTCTACCATGTTGAGCTTGACGCAGATCTTGAAGCAAGTCTGATTCAAGGTGGCATGCTAAACGATGACGCAACTACGGATCTCTGGGCTAGCGCATGATCAGAGAATGTGCATGGTGCAAAGAGATCTTTATAGGCACGCCGGATTCCGCATGCGATAGATGCGGATGCCCAGCGCATAGTGCGCTCGACCCGACTGGAAAAGCCGATAACGCTTTTGAAGGTCGCTAACCCTATAGAGCAAGTTAGAGTTAGTATTCTTAGAGCTCTAGGATTACTAACTCTAACTTGATTCCTATATAGCCCGACTAGCAAAAAGTTTTTATTGAAAAAAGTATTCAAAAAAACTAACATAAAACTTTTTTTAGCAAAAAAGTATGCTACCTTTTCAACCACTACAACAAAAAACATCAGTTTGCTCTAGTTTTACCAACTTCCCAATAGAGTCTTAGTAAGATTAGAGCAGAAGGGAAAAACATGCCAAACACCGAACTATCCGCCATAGCGACATCAGATCACCGAGCTTTCATCCGCGCACCTTTAGCGGCAAAATTGCTCAACAAAACACTCGATGAACTAAATGGATGGAGCAGAAAAAGGAACTTTAGTTACGCCAAGGCAACAGCGTTTACAGCTTTTGGAACTACTGGAGTTTGGTTCGACTTGAATGAGATCTTGGAGCTTTCTAAAGCCATAGACATTGACATTGAATGCGATTATGTATTCCGACCATCCGACCCAACTAAGGAGACACACTAAACATGACTACCCGTATCGAAGATTCCAAACTTGGCACACTGATCAAGATCGATGAAGTTACAGCGCTAACTGGCATCTCAAAATCATCTCTAAGATCATGGCGCAGGGATGCCTATCGCCACTTAGCCAAGTTCGATGAATACACTCACCCGTCTAGCAGTGCCATCTGGTATCGCCTAGCGGACATCGAAGCATGGCTACTTGAGCATGGTAAAGAAGCCACTGGTTCATCCATGTTCATCCGTTCAGAAGCGCCTAATGCAGTTCGCGCACCGATGGATGAATCGATGACACCTGATAAGCACGCCGCACTTACTGAGTTGCGTAAGATCACAACCGCTAACCATGTTGTGACCTATCTACCAATGATCAACAAAATGGTAGGTCGCGGTGAAGTCCACACTCGACTGATGGATCTGCAACTCAAGTTCTATTCGCTATTCAAGGGAGCACCGGAGACCGAGCTAACCTTTATCGGCAACGCATCGGTCGCTGGTGAGCACTTTGAACAGTATTACTACGGCACTACTCAAGCTATTCGCCGCATCTACTCTGATGCTCGCGGATGGGATGTAACCGATGCCGAGATCCTCGCGCTACCAGTAGGCGATGTCCCACCACTAAAAGAAACCAAGTAAAGGAAAAGAAAATGACCGAAGCAACCAACCCACTAGGACACACCCCGTTCACCACATCACGCACCAAGGCGCAGATGCTTGCTTACATCGAGAAGTTTTTCGATGATGATGAACTGTTTTACCCGATGTTCATCACTCGCTCATGGCTCAACGAGGAACTATGCCTTGAGGAGTCTGACCTAAGCGACAAGCCTTTGACCGCTGAGCAGTTTGAGGAGACATGCGAGATAATCGAGTCCGATAACTGGCTATGGGATGTAGTAAACACCACCACTGCTCAGCACGCTAAGTATGTATTGGGGCAGAACTAATGGGAGACCGCAGTTACATCGTTATCGAATCCGATAAGTTCGTATCAGACATCGCCATCTACTCACACTGGGGCGGCACTACCAATGTGACTGTTGCAGTCAATGTTCTTACATTCACTCAGCGCATCGGAGATCCTGAATACCTAACTGCTGAGATCATCAGGATGGCGTTCGAGGAAAACAACTACGATGGCACACTTGGTATGGGCATCCAGCCGCTCGCTAAGGGCTCATTCCCTGAACAATGGGCAGATAACCCAACTGTCTACATCAACGCCGACACTGGGCGCTGGAAGGTCGGAGACATAGAGTATGACCGATGGGCTAAGCCTTGGGATGAAGAAAACATCTAAAAAGAAAATGCTCCCCGACCTACCGAAGCAGATCGGGGAGCACCAACCGAAAGGATCAAAATGCGTAGCATCCAGACCGATGGGCAACCAACCCAACGAGATAAAGCAAAGCATAGATCCACGCGAAAATCAATCTATAAGTATGTGTCGCCGCGTTTTATCAGGGCAATCATTCAATTCATAAGGAGCAACTAATGACCGCACCAAACTTTACTCACTCGCGAAACAGCGCACGCTACTACCAAGGCGCAACAACTTGGTATGGCGAGATCAAACAAGATGGCAATCCAGTGGCAGACACTACATGGGTGAACAAGGAACTAAAGGATGTTCGATTCCGAGAAGAAGCTAGTCCTGAACTCAAAGCCTTCATCAAGGAGCTGAAGTTCTGATGGCTAAGCAATTGCCTGCATTCATCCGCGATGCGCTCGCTCGCTCCGACTGGAAACCCAAAAATGTCGGTGCTCCTCTTTACACTTGGGTCAAGGATGATTTTGAAATTGACATCATTCCCGGACTCAATCGAGAATTTTCTGTTCAAATCTCCAAAATGTCTAGCAACAGTGCTATAAATAGTTTGCGACTCAATTCCACAAGACTTGAGGAACTACTAAAAAACCCTTACATCAACTACAAAAACTAAGGAAACTAAAATGACCGAAAAGACCGAAGTGGCAACTAGCACCACTGATCTAATCGCCAGCGCCAAGGCGCTTATCATCAAGCCGCGCGAAACCAAGGATGACAAAGATCTGGTTGAAGCCAGCGACCCATCCATCATCAACGAGCTCCTCGCGGCACGCCAGAACATCGAAGATCAGATGAAGCCACTCTCAGAGAAGAAGTCTGAGATCGATGCCATCATCAAGGATCTAATCGGCAAGGCGGATGTCCTCACTGTGCATGGCGCAGAAGTAGCATCCATCTCTCGCTGGCGCGAGACCCAGCTGAACAGCGACTTCATCAAGGAGAACTTCCCTGTAGCGGACTACCCTGAGATGTTCAAGCGCGTAGCCAAGTCACGCCTCAACATCAAGAAGTAACGATGACTGAGAACATTCCAGCGACTGACGCTGAGATCACAACCGCCGCGGCATTCCTAATCAACATCGGTAACTACGAAGTCGAACCGGAAGCTGATGAATTCATTTTTGAGCAGCTCCCTGCCGAATTGATGGGAGATGATGATGCCAAGGGTATCGAAGAATCCAATTCCTGAATCTGAAAAGAAGCGTTGCACTGAACCTGAATGCATCCGAGTTGTTCACCGCAGGAAGCTTTGCTACAAGCACTACATCCAAGAGCAGGGCATAGTTATTGTCCGCGCACCAAAGCCTCTCTGTGACTGTGGCAATAGCTACTACGCCAAGAACATGTGCCGGAGTTGTTACATGGCATTCTTCCGTAACAAGTCCAAAACTAATGGAGTAGTAAAGCAAGCCATCTCAGTTGAAGCGCATGCCGCTAAGTTCTGGGAATGGGTTGTTAGCGATCTAGGTATCAATGGATCATCGGGTAGGAGAGTGATGTTTTGACTCTCGTATCTGAAGTTCTGTTTGATTACCAAGTTGAAGCAGCCAAGAGAATAAATGAATCGAGACGGATTCTTTTGGCAGATCAGCCGGGATTGGGTAAGACACTTGAAGTTCTAGGTGCACTAGAGCTTGATGGTGCATTAGATAGACCATGCAACATCTTGGTGCTGACACCTATCGTGAACGCGCAGACTACATGGATCGATTCGCTTGAGCGCTTTATCGCACCGCGCTACCCGATCAACATCATTGATGCGAGCAAAGGTAGTAGTGCTAGGAAGTCCAAGGCTTTTGAGCAGACTAAGGTTTATGGACCAACTTTTGTTATCGCAAACCATAACGCCATTGATCTAACAAAGTCTGGTGTTCGAGTGCCTGAGCTAATTCAGGAAGTCTATGACGCAGTGATCGTTGATGAATCGCACCTAGTGTTGCCTATTACTGGCAATGGCTATACCAACTTCCAAAAAGGGTTAGCCAAGGTAGTCATGCGACCTAACACTATGCGCGTAGCCATCTCTGGAACACCAGACCGAGGCAAGCTTGAGAACCGCTATGGCACTTGGAGATTCTTGTTCACTGAACTAATGCCACACAACAAGTGGGCATGGCTTGAGCAGAACTTCTGGGTAGTTGAGCAGCAGGTATCTCGCACTCGCACTATCAAAGTTCCTACTACGCTCAAAGACCCTGATGAGTGGCTCAAGCGCGACCGATCATGGATGATCAGACGCACAAAGAACGAAGTGCTTACCCAGTTACCACCTAAGCGCTATGTAGATGTTCTGCTACCGATGCCCGATGAACAGAAGGCTCGTTACTTTGATGTTCAGATGCGCTATGAGGAAGCAATCCGCGAGCGCGATGCATCGGGTATTGATAAGGCAGAAGCTATGACTGCCGCTATCCGATTCCGTCAGAATGCAACCTGCATGTGGAATCCGCTAGTAACCCCACCAGAGCCAGTCATCGGCGGCAAGTCCGCAAAGCTTGAGTGGCTTATCGAGTGGCTTAGCGAGCGCTCATTCATAGAACAAGACGCAATGAGTGAGGACTCTAGTGTTGTAATCGTTTCCCAGTTCGGCAAGATTCTGGACTGGCTACAAGAGGAGCTAAAAAATGTTGGCATCAGCTGTGCTGTATTGGATGGTAGGACTGGCGCTCAGCAGCGTATTCACATTCAGCAGCAGTTCCAGCAAGGGCAGTTACGGGTTGTATTACTTTCTGGCAACATGGGCGTTGGCATCAATCTGGATCGTGCCGATGATCTAATCATGCTGGACTCACCTTATGACCCAGACCGCATTGAACAGATCGAAGATAGGGTGCACCGCGCATCGAACATGCACAATGTAACTATCTGGAATCTGCTGGCTAAGGACACCATCGATGAAGCAATTGCCGAGAAGGTATCTAAGCGTTACAAGGTAACGCGCGAACTGCTAGATGGTAGTCGCGGAATTGATTTTGCAAGGAAGATCCTTGCCCAAGTAACGGAGGAAGATAACAAGTGAGTGAGCATAAGGGCAAGTGTTGCGGAGAATGCCTATGGGATAGTGTGCCAAATAGGTGCTGCTGCAAGGCTATCAAAGGAGAGAACAAGTGAATAAAGAACTTATTGAAATGATTGAGGCATGGCTGGGAGACCCTGAACTTAATGGGCAGGACGCTAGCACTAGCCTTAGTGACTTAGTTAGTCACATTCCGCAAGAATGGGAAGTTGAGTTTAGTCTCAAAGGATTTCTTGCTCTTATCAAAGTAAAGAATAATGAATAGAACTTACGGCGGTCAAGACCCACAAGCACATCTCAACCTAATAGGTCCAGATGAATACGGTATGGCTTACCTATACCTTGGTGGAAATCCGCAGTCTGTCAAACAGGTTGAAGGCAAAGTTCTTTATGACCTAGATGAACAAGGCAATGTGATTGGTGTTGAGTTTCTTTTTGCCCCGAAGAACTGGCTTATCAAAGGAGAGAACAAGTGACTAAATACTTTAGCCACTGTGACGAATGCAACTTTTCTGAATACTCAAGCGAACACAACAAGTCAGATGTCTGCTTTGTTTGCCAGAATGCTTGGAGCGTAGTCACCCAAGTAAGCGACTGTAAGTCATGCGGTCTACCTAAGTGCCGATGCGATGAGATCGAAGATAAGCGCAAGTATGGGAGCTGGCTTCAATGGATGTAGCAACCGAAGTCCGGTTCATCAAGATCCTTGGAGAGCCAGTAAACAAGTCAATCATTATCAACTCCATTGAGTTAGCTGACATCATCAAGGGTATTGAGCGTGAGATGCAAAGCAGAGGCTTTATTATCCGCAGTCTCGGCTATAGTTGGAACACACTTGGAACTAATCAAGCCTTCATCTTCAATGAACTAAAAAACGGCAAACATCTAATTGCCACATTCGAGACGCGCTCTGTTAGGAGCAACTAATGCCTATCAACATTCTTGGCGTAAAGCCTAAAGACTATACCGATTCCGATACTGATGCTCATGCAACTGCCGAGGAATGGCTGCTCAAGATCCGCGAACTATTTATCACTGAGCGCTCGCACCAGAAGCAGATAGGTATCAGCGAAGTAGGTTCAGACTGCCGCAAGTGTGTAGCACGCAAGCTCGCTCAGGTTTACAAGAAGCCATCCGGCGGCTGGTTCCCATTCGTAGGCACAGCAGTCCATGCTGCCCTTGAAGAAGGCTTTGCTAAGTGGGATAACTACAAGCTTGAGGAGCGCCTGCAGGTCTGGGAATACAAGGGCTTGAGTCTCGGTGGATCATGCGACATGGCTGCTATTAGCCGTAATGGTGATGCACTTATCGTGAACGACTGGAAAGTAGTTGGCGATACCCCATTGCGAGAAGCTGGCAGTGGCAAAATCAAGGCTCAATACCGCATTCAAGCCATGCTTTACGGCATGGGCTGGCGCAACAAGGGGGAAAATGTAACCCATGTTGCACTCACATTCTTACCAAGGAATCAGGATCTATCTGCTGCTGAAGTAGTGATGCTTCGCTATGATGAGCAGGTTGCAATTGATTCACTGGATAAGTTGGCTGTTATGATCGATGCCGCCGAGCTAATCGGCTGGGATGCAGTCATAGACAAGCAGCCAAAAGCTTCTTTCTGCTTCGACTGTAAAAAGTATGAGCAAGAAGAAAACAGCGACCTAACATCGCTGATCTAACTAATAAAAAACGAAACACTAAACAAAGGAAAATAACTCATGGTTGATGTAAATCTCCCTAGCGTAGATGACCTACTGTCATCCGTATCTGTTCCATCCATCTCGTTCAAGAACGCCAAGGTGGGCGACTCGTTCACCGGAACCATCATCGGTCTCGACTCTGTTCAGGTTCGTGACTTCGCCACCGGAGACCCTAAGTTCTGGGATGACGGCAAGCCACAGATGCAGGTTCAGGTAACGCTCGACACCGCTTACACCGATGCTGATCTAGACGAAGATGATGGCACTCGCCGCGTCTACCTTTTCGGTCAGAAGCTATCCGCTGCGCGTCAGGCACTCAAGGAAGCCGGAGCTCAGAAGTTTGAGATCGGCATGGAGTTCACCATTACCTTGTCGGGCACTAAGCCTGCCAAGACCAAGGGCTTCAACGATGTAAAGCTTTACAGCATCACCCTTGCCGCCGCTAAGTCCAACGCTGCAGTAGATGCACTCCTAGAAGCTGGCGCTAAGCCAGTCGTAAAGGGTTCAACTGCTGGTAAACTATCTGATGAGCAGCACGCTAAGGCGCTCAAGCTTGATGCCGCTGGTTTTGATGCCAGCGAAATCGCTTCAACCCTTGGTGTTGCTGAAGAAGATGTTCTAGCAGCCCTAACCTTCTAAAAGAAGTAAATGGGCAGCGGATTACACCTCAATCCGCTGCCCATTTTCACCCCTATCGAAAGGATTACTATGGCAATCACCAAGCCATTCCAAGAACTGCTAGAGCGCTTAGATCGCAATACCGAAGATGATGTCATCATTTGCTACCAGAGTGCCGCTCAGGGCTTCCGCACAAAGAAAACTACTGTTGCCTATGCTGACCTAGTAGTCGAAACTCTCAATGACCTAGATGTAAACATCTGGTATGAGATCAACCCATCATCCGTTCAGACCAGAGCCAAGGCTAATGAGATTATTCGCCTATCTGCGCTCTGGATCGACATCGACTTCAAAGATACTGGCGTTCAGTCACCAGAGAATGCACACCAGTTAGTTGATCTCATTGCTGAACTCATTGGGGTAAACCCATCAGCAGTTATTGCATCTGGTCATGGACTACAGCCTTATTGGGCTATTGATCCAGAAGAAGAAATTACCCCAGAGATGGCTACTAGCCTGCTTCAGCGCTGGGGCGGATTCGTTCGCTGGGTAGCTAAGTCTCAGGGCGGCGAACTCGATTCAGTATTCGACCTACCGCGTATCTTCCGAGCCCCCGGCTCAATCAACTACAAGTCAGTTGAGCACCCAGTAGCAGTAGGCTCTGAGTTCCCAGAGCACTGGCGACCAGTGAGCTATGCCGAGATCGATGACATCCTAGTAACTCATGGCTTTGCATCAGTCGCTACTATGCCTAATGACTTCAGCGCCATTGAGTCATCAAAGGACTGGAGCTATGCAGAAGTAGACTGCCACTGGACTGGGCACTTGCTCGCATCGGTTCACCCACAGCAGCCACCTAAGTCGCGTCATGGATGGTTGCTACAGCAACTAATCCGAGTCAATGCTGCACACCGCAATGGATGTATCACTGAACCTACTGCCAATGTCCTAGTAGCAGACATCTCTGATCAGTTCACTAACTTCCTAAAGCTCTCCCCATCTCGCGAACTAACCCCCGGCGAAGTCCGCTCAGCTAACCGCTGGGCTATCGCCAAGGTTGAGACAATGGATGATGCGAAGCTATCTCAGGAACTAAGAGGGCATCTTCACACAGACCTTTTTAGCGATGGTCAGCCCGACAGCACTGGTATTGTCCGCGCTGAAGGCGGATACACATCAGCGGAGCTGGCTAAGTTCTACATCGATTCGTTCGACAGCACTGGTTGCTCTGACCATGCAAACGCTAACCGCTTTATCGCGCACATGGATAATACCTACAAGTTCGTTCCTGAAGTGGGATGGCACAAGTGGGATGGCGTGCGCTATGTATTCGATGGCAATAAGTCATCTATCCAAGCAGTCATCGACTCTATTGGCTTTGCTAAGCAGATGGTGCTTGAAAAGGATGAACTCAGTTGGCTTGAGAACTCGCTCAACAAAGACCGCTTGAACAATTGCCTCATTGTTGCATCCACTGATCCTGTAGTGCAGGTCAAGTCAATCGACATGGACTCAATGGCAGATGACCTATGCACGCCTTCTGGCATCGTAAACCTACGCACTGGAGAGCTTCGCGAATCGCTCAAGGGTAAAGACTTCAACACTCGCGCTACAACAGTTGCGCCAAAGACCATGCCGACTCCGCTATGGAGCGCCTTCCTGAAAGACATTATTGAAGATGATGACCGCATTCAATACATCCAAGAACTCCTCGGAGCATCGCTATTTGGAGATAGCCGTTACCATGTTCTCCCTGTCTTTGTTGGCACAGGAGCTAACGGAAAATCCACACTCCTTGAAGTGGTTCGAGAAATTCTTGGTGACTATTCTGCAACGATGCCTGAAGATTTCCTTATCGATACTAAAGGCGCTGCACACCCCACAGACATTGCGCGTCTCCGAGGAGTCCGCCTTGCTGTTGCGTCAGAGACTCGACCTGATGGCAAGTTCAATGAGTCACGAGTAAAGATGCTTACTGGTGGAGACATGCTCTCTGCCCGATTCATGGGTCAGAACTTCTTTGACTTCAAGCCAACCCATACTTTATTTATGGCAGTGAACCACTTGCCAGAAGTAAAATCCGGTGGTGATGGCTTCTGGAGGCGACTACGCAAGATTGACTTCCGCAAAACAGTTCCAGTAGAGCGCCGCAAAGAAAACTTCTCCAAGCTTCTAGTCGAATCAGAGGGCGCTGGCATCTTGCAGTGGATCGTTGAAGGCGCTGTTCGCATTACCAACCAAGGTATGAGCGAGCCAGAGAGCATCAAGGTAAGCACCCAGTCTTATCGCCATGAGGAAGATCACATCGCCAAGTTCATTGATGAGAAAACTATCCTTGCAGACCGAGCATCTGTCACCCGCCTCAGTCTTTACAATGCCTACCGCGAATGGTGTGAGGAGAATGGCGAGAAGTCAGTTACTCAGAACATGCTTAGTCGTGAGATCAAGTCGCGCACTGGCGTTACTGAATCCGAAGCCGCTGGCTCCAAGATCTTCTTAGGTATTGACTTGATGAAAGTTAGCTCGGCAAATAACATCTCATCTGTGATGGATATCCTTGAGGAGTCTAATGACGAATACTGGAAGTGACCCATGCCTAGCCTGTCGCGCTAGTTTCCACAATGAATGCGATACTTTCTGGGAAGCTGACTCCCTTGACTGCTGCTGTGGCGGCGAAGTAAAGTTTGCCGCAGATGGCTCTGTAAAGGCTCAAGAAGCTGACATTATTTCAGATGGGGATTCTGCTGATACTGGCTACATCAGTGACGGCTACGCGGCACAGAAGGACATTTCAGAGTATAAAGACCCAGTATCTACTGGTCGTAAGCGCGCTAAAGAAATGTATCCAATTGTTGCTGGCATGACATGTGAGTGGGCTGGACTCAAGTTTGCTGGCGGTGGCGTGCAACCCATCATCGGATGCATCGGTCGCCCAGCTTCAGATCGCCATCATGGTCCGGATAAAAACACTATGAATAATGCGCCTGAAAATCTTCACCGGATCTGTGACTTCTGCCACAACACTTGGCATGCTGTCAATGATCCGTTCTATGGGGAGCGCCCAGAGCACACTAAGCCATTTATCCCTACTGGGTTCGACTGGAAACCTCATGATGCAAAAACTAAAGCAACCCAAGCTGAGTTGCTAAAGTCTGAAGCCGAAAGAATGGCTAAGCAGTAAACTTCTTGCCTCGGAACCAAGCTACGCCTTCAACAATTTGAACGAGCTCAGTTGAAAATTCATCACCATCAACAGTGATAACAGCAATACCCTGCTGCCAGTTCTCCCAGTATTTAGCAGTGCTGCCATCGATCTTGGTTGAACCATTCACAGATGGCACAGCTCCATCTACGCGGCAAAGACAGCCGGGCGAAATAGCTTGGCTACGAATCGATCCATCGCGGTCAAACACAGTCTTAGACTGCACTTCTTGGCGGTGAATGTGACCAAACACAGTAGAGATGTGCGGCATATCGTTAGTGTAAGCAGCAGCAGTTGAGCCACCAGAGCGCACTTTATGCCCATGAATAGCTCGTAGGTTCTTACTAATCCAATACGCACCTGCTGGATAGGCATCGATGTAATCAACGCCAATCTCGTCTAGGCGCAGAAGGTAAGGAATGCTCATTACCGGAAGCTCATCAGCATTAGCTCGCTTCAATCCCCAAGCTGCTGCTGCATTGATCTGGATAAACTTTTCCATGCGCCTATCATGGTTGCCTTCAATAAGAACAATCTCAGCGCCTTCACCAGCTGCAGCTCGCTGCTCCTGCAAGAATAAATGCCCGCGGTCTAGAGCTCGCTGGGTCATACCAGCAAAGCCAGCTTCTTGTTCAAAGCGCCCTTGGCTTGGTAGATCTAGAAAGTCGCCAAGGTTTACTACAGCATCAATGCGATCATTGTGATAAAGCCAATCAACCATCTTGATAGCAACGCCCATAGCAGCTTCATCATGGAATGGGTCAAGCACGCCATTTAGGTTTCGATAACCGATCTGTGGGTCCGGCAGAATCGCATAGACCTTATGCTCAGTAGCAACCTGTTTAGCTTGGCGTAATGGCTTGATGGTGACTTGCTGAGCTTTTTGCACTGGATCCCACTTAGTTGTTGGAACTGGAAGATTACCTAGCACAACTACACTTATTCGCTCTATGCCGCATTATTGAGTTGCGCCTAGCACCAAAACCACGCTCTGCAAGAGCATCAGAAAGAGCATTAGTAGTCCAGCGTGGATCAGCCATAGCATCAAGAAAAATCTTTAGATCTTCTTTATCTAGCTTTGCAGCTTCCTTGCCGACAACACAAAGTGCATCGCTTTTCTTAGGTTCAAGTCCCTCAAGCATGCGTCTCCCTAACTATGGTTTATAGCGTTATCCTATAGCACTAGGCTGCGTAACGGATAATAACCAAACCAGATCCACCAACACCAGCATAGTTTCCAATAGCAGTTGTAGTGCTTCGAGAGCCACCAGAACCAGAGCCAGAGTTAGGCAAAGCATCTCCAGATCCTTGACCAACTTGTCCTGATGTTGCACCACCCATTGCTCCCGGAGTTGTTGCAGTTCCAGCAGCTGATCCAGTTCCACCATAATAACCAGCACCACCACCACCAGCAGCAATAACTCCAGTAGCTCCACAAGCATTTTGCCAAGCAGTAGGCATCCCACTGCTTATGGCATATAGCCAACTAGAACTAAATCCAGTTCCACCATCTCCACCAAGTGATCTAGTCTCATTAGGACCAGAGAAGAATAATGAGTATGCTGCTACACCAGCTGAACTAGCTCCACCACCACCACCACCAGCAGTAAGCAAGTTTGTGCTTCCTGCTAAACCAGCACTACCTGCAAAAGCATAACCAGTTATGCCAGTTCCAGAGCCAGCATTAGCAGTTCCGCCAGTTCCAGTTGCAGTTGAACCACCATGTGCTCCACCTCCAGAACCACCATTACCACCATTAGTAGCAGTTGTTCCACCAGATGCACCGCCACCACCACCTTTAGCTACAAATAGGGTTCCACTGATAGTAGTATCGCCACCATTAGACCCTGCCTGACCAAGAGAAGTATTCGCATTTGCGTTAGATGATCCACCTAAGCCACCAGCACCAATAACTATTGGCAGAGATGCACCCATTGAATTGAAGATGTTTGCAGTAATAACACCACCAGCTCCACCGCCACCGCCAGCCCAATACTGTGAAGTTGAGTTCACTCCAGCACCACCGGAGCCACCACCACCAATTGCAAGAATCTCGCAGGTTTTTGCTCCAGCAGTTACCGCAAAAGTTCCATTGCTAGTAAAGACATGATATTTATAGCCACCAGAAGTAACAGTAAAGTTACCACCAGTAGCAATAAAGCTGCTGCCACCTATGATGCCTAAAGGGATCATTATGCTCCTGCAATTTCTTCCTCAGCTACGCGGATGGCAGCCTCAATGATTGAGATGTTCTTGCGATACTGGTTGATCTGAGTAGTGATCTCAGCTACATGCTCCTCAGTCAAGCCATCAACAGCAAGCGCGCTTTCAGAAGTCTTTAGCGCAATCTCATTGTCGTAGCCTTCTCGATTTAGCTGAGCAATGCGCTCAGTATTGATCGCTACTTTTTCTTCGTTAGTGATGTTGAATGCCATTTTTTATCTCCTTATTATGCGAATGCGCCGACAGTGGTCATAGTGTTTGATCCAATTGGTGTCATTTTCCAATACGAACCAATGTCAGTAGTCGCGCCAGTCTGGCCAGCGTTGAAAGCGATGTTAGGGATGATGGTTCCAGCGGCGTTCACACGAACAACGCCAGAAACCTTGATGTGTTTGGGGTTAGTGCCTGCTCCGGCAACCAATACGGCGGAAACCGAGTTGGCTGCTGAACCCGTATAAGTAGTGCTAGTTCCGCTGTTTCCATAAGCCACTTGGACGCTAGTGCTAGACCAGACAAGCGAGGTATAAGTCGCAGTTCCAGCGAAACTGAGGGACACGGTGGCCGAGGTAGCCGCAGTGATGTGCAAATCCATTTCCATGAGGTAAGTAGTTGAGCTAGACGCAGTGAACGCACCAGAGCCGCTGAAAATAGGTTGAGCAGTTATTGCGGATGTCAAAGACCTTGCGGCGCTTAGAACCCAAACGTGCGCGGACTGCAAAACCGCACGACCACCATTAGTCGTAGCAGTTGCTGCGTTGTCAGGAGTGAAGTAAGCAGCATCTCCATCATATTCAAATGTTGCTGGTGAAAAGAATGATCCAGAAGCAAGGACACCAGCCTGCATAGCTAATGGTGGCAGAGATGAAGCAGTTCCAGCTTTTAGACGGATAGTAGAAGTAGCATCAATAAGACTGCTGGCATTTCCTGAGTTGCCAAAGGTAAGTGTTCCAGTAATGCCACCAAACATTGCCCCATTAGCAGCATTGGCGCTAAATAAAGCAACTGTGCTTCCTGCACTTGGTGCATCAATAGTAGAGGCGTTGAATGCTCCAGCAGATGTTATTTTTGCTAAAACTGTTCCTGCAGATGACTGCCATTGTTGAAGATCACCAGTTTGTGACGCAAGCCCCTTTGTGATTACTGGCACACCAGTAGTTGCCGCCGGGGTAAAGGTTTGAGTTGCTGACCAAGTGTTCGCAACAGTTAGTGAAACACCACCGCCACCGGATCCATTAGCTGCAGCAGTGATTCGACCTTTGGCATCTACAGTAATGTTTGCAGAAGTATAAGAACCAGCAGTTACTGCAGTGGCAGCAAGGGTTGGGTTTGGATAAGTTCCGGTTAGATCTCCACTAGCAGTTCCAGTTGGAGTGCGAGCATCGCTTAGTCGGCTATCAGTAGTGATAACTGCAGTGCCAGTAACCTGCGATGGTCCGATAGCAAGAGTAGACTGCGCCTTGTTTTTCCAGAGTCCAGTTGAGGATTCATACTGAATCAGATCGCCATTAGTCTTTGAGGTGATTAGAACATCATGTAGTTCATCAAGCTCAAAACCATTTTGTGCGCGAACAAAAATCTCACCATTAGTGCTTGATACTCGCGTAACTGCGCCAATATAAACCATATGGATTGGAGCAACTGGCTTATTCGCTAAACCATAAACAAGTCCACCAGCAGTAGTTCCAGATAGCCAAACTGCGTCACCAATAGTTGCTGCAGAAGTATCTAGTCCACTGAGGAGACCTTGGGTTACAACAGTATCAACAGCATTATTGATCATAGAGTTTGAAGTTAGACCAAGAGTCTTGCTTGATGTAGCTTCAGTATCTGCCTTACCTAAACTGATAAGAACATTTGTTCCGTTAGCTCCGGAAACATAAACTGCTGCACCCTTTGGAATTGTTGAACCAGTGCTATTTTTTACAGTAAGTAAAAGAGTCTCGCTACTTGGCGCATTCACCCAAGTAGTGTCATAGTCAGTTGCCGATGCTTTAGCAAGAAGCTGCCCAGTAGTTCCGCCAACAAGAACACCAGCACCCATAGGTCCAGTTGCTCCTGTAGCTCCGGTCGGTCCAGCAGGAAGCGTAAGATTCAAAGTCTGTGCTGGGGCAGTGCCAGTAATAGTTGCTGCAGCTGAGCCACCATTAGTAACAGTGCCAATACTTAGAGTATTAGCTGGACCAGTAGCACCAGTTGCTCCAGTAGTTCCAGTTGCACCAGTTGCGCCCGTAGGAAGCGTAAGATTTAGAGTCTGCGAAGGAGCAGTTCCAGTGATAGTGGCTGCAGCTGTGCCACCATTAGTTACTGTTCCAATAGATAGCGAGTTTGTAGGACCAGTAGCTCCTGTAGCTCCAGCAGCACCTTGAGGAATGGTGAAGTTAAATACAGCGGCTGAAGAAGTTCCGCTATTAGTAACGCTTGCTGAAGTTCCGGCAGCTCCAGTAGTAGTAGTTCCAGCAGCGATAGTAGCTGCAGCTCCGGCAGCTCCGGCAGCTCCGGCAGCTCCGGCAGCTCCGGCAGCTCCGGCAGCTCCAGTTGCGCCAACAAGAGAAGCTAGCCAAGCAGTCTGAGTGCCAACATAGCCATTAGCAACTGCTACTTGGTAAGCTGATAGACCTGCAGTTCCTTGCGTAAAGTATGCAAGGCTAACCCAGTTAGTCGTTCCAGTTCCAACTTTGATTTTGAGCGTATCGGTCTCAATGCCCATCTCGCCCTGCATAAGAGTAGGGTTAGCAGCAGTCCAGTTGGCAGCGGTATCGCGCCTAAGTTGCAGATGAATAGCCATTAGAGTCCTCCGCAATCAATGGCGGTCATTCCGCCATAAACAGTATTAGCAAGTCCGCCATCCATATTGATCCAGCCATTCAGCAAGTTATTGAAATCAAGTTGAACTGAATCTTTTCCATCATGAGCATGGTTTCCAGCAGCAGCTTGGTAAGGCTTGCTTCCTAAAGTATGGTGTAACGCAACCGCGCTTGAATCCCTATCCGAGTTCAAATGAAATGCATTGACTTCATCAGTTGGTGGAATTGTAAGCATGTTAGCATTGTATCGCATACCAAAGGAGACGGCATGAGCAAAGCAAAGAGTATTGGCACGCGCGCTGAAACAGCAGTCCGCAATTATCTATTGAGCGCTGGATACAGCGAACTAGATGCACATCGAAATGTCCTCAAAGGCTCAGATGATGAAGGCGATGTTTGGCTTCGCGAAGGTCTGCATGGCTTGATTATTTTTGAAGTCAAGGGCGGTAATGCTGCAAAAACAGCATCGCATAACCAGATGCTGAAGTGGTTTGAAGAAGCTGAAACGGAGAAGAAGAATGCCAACGCCAAATATGGATTCCTTGTCACCCAGCGAGCAGGAGTGGGATATCCCCGATCTGGGGAATGGTGGGCTTACGCCGACCTTTCTGATGTTATTTCCCTTACTACTCACACTGAGTGGCATCCTCGTGGCACTATCGTTCGCATTCTTCTAAGCGACCTAGTAAAGCTTTTCAAACATGGCTAAAGAATCTTTTGATCTCAATGATGTTCTTCTCCAACTTGGAGAAGGGCTCAATGATTCTGTCCATACCCCAAACCTTTACAACTACATTGCATCTTCTAAGCAGGAGCTATTCCACAAGCTGCCACAAAAGGAACGCTTATACATTGGTGGAAACCGCTCCGGTAAATCACTTGGCTCGACTATTGAAGGCATCTGGTATGCAACTGGCACTCATCCCTATCGCAAAATGCCGGAAGGTCAGATTCGCGGTCGAGTAGTTGCAGTGGACTTTCTAAATGGTGTTGATAAGATTATTCTTCCGCTCTGGAAACAGTGGCTGCCAAAGAAGTATCTAATCAATGGCTCATGGGAAGATTCCTATAGCCGAGAGCGCCATGTGCTAACACTAGCAAATGGCAACTTTGTAGAGTTTATGTCGCAAGATCAGGACTTAGATAAGTTCGCTGGTTCATCGCGTCATTGGGTTCACTTTGATGAGGAATGCCCTAAATCGATCTGGCAAGAGTGCCTAGCGCGTTTGATTGATACCAATGGAGATTGGTGGATGAGCCAGACCCCTGTGCAGGGTATGGAATGGATTTATGAAGATGTATATCTTCCAGCTAAAGAAGGAACAAAAGACATTGGCATCGTTGAAGCAAGCATGGATGACAACCCATCGCTTTCCAAAGAGGCTATCGCGCGTTACATGGACTCGCTCTCGCCGGAAGAACAAGCTATCCGAAAACTCGGACAATACATCCATCTTGGTGGTTCAGTCTTTCCAGAATTCAGCCCTACAACACACTGTATTCCTCGCGGAGAATTCAAACCCAATTCAAGCTGTCGAATTGTTAGAACAATGGATAGCGGATACACCAACCCAACAGTTTGGCTCTGGCTCTCCGTTGCTGAAGATGGAACTATTGTCGTGTTCAAGGAGCACTACCAGTCAAAATGGAATGTTGCTCAGCACTCAGAGGTAGTAAACAAGATAACTAGGCAGGTGCTTCGTGAGTCAGGCGCTGATCTTTATCTAACTACTGGCGACCCAGCTATCAAGCAGACTAAAGAGCATACTGGAACTAGCATCTTGCAGGAGTATCAAAGTCATGGAATCTACATCGCAGTTGATGCTATTCCTACTGATAGGCGTATTGGTCTTGAGCGCATTCAGCAATACATGAAAACAAATCCTAAGACTGGCAAGCCAATGCTTATGATTACCGATGACTGCCCAAACTTGATTGCTGAACTTCCAAAACTAAAATGGAAAAAGCATGCATCTCCCAAGGTGGCAGAGCAAAAGAATAAGCTTGAAGATATTCGTGACAAGGATAATCATTGCTACGATGCGCTGAAGTATGCAATGACATTTATGCCAAATCTTGCTCCAGCTGTATCATTAGAACAAGAAAATAGAGACGCATTCCACGAGAAGTTCACAGAAACCTTTGGCTCGGTATCACACCAGCTAGCTGACTATGACAATCAAGATGAATGGGGATCGAACTGGAGAGGCGTTGCCTCAGTTAGAGAGCTAGAAGGATGAGACACTTCAATTACTACCAAAATGGCGGACCATTCCCCGGAACCTGTGCGCTCTGTGGAATTACTAAAGAGCTTTGGGACACTGCTGTAGAGCATGCTAGAGGCGGATCATTTATGATCTGCACTGGTTGCGTTAGTGAGCTAGCTGAAAACATTGGCTATGCTCCACGCGCACCATATGAGGCAACCATCGCAGACAAGACTAGCGAAATCAATAAGCTAACTGAACTGCTCGATGCAGTTCCAAACCTAACCGAAGGATTTATCAATGGAGTTCGTAGTAATCTCACTGATTTTGTTGTTGCTGTTTCTAACAGCAGTATTCGTAATGTCGAGAGCCCTGTTCAAGACGCTAGAGGAGATAACTCAGCAGATGACAAAGGTGACAAGCCAGCAGATGTCAGCGCTGAAGCACCAGTCAAACCTTCTAGTATCAAAGGATCCGCTAGCGTTCCAGCAGCTTATGGCAGTAAGCGAATCTCAGCCACTCACAAGTAACTCAGACATCGGACCCTATTTGACTGGGGATGAGCTAGAATTGCTCCAACAGCGTGAACGCGAGCTTGACGCTGCTTGGCAGAGCTTTTCTAGTGATTCGGAAGAATAATGGCTGATTACACAACTCCACCTCAAGTCAATAGACAAGAGGGTGAAATGGCTGATAGCAACATTATCAACCAGTTCAAGAAGCAGCAGGATGCAAAGAAACTTGTTGCATGGGTAAAGGCTGAATACGAGAAGTGCAAGATGGCTCGTAAGCCTGAAGAACAAGAGTGGTATATGCAGCTTGCGTTCTATAACGGCTACCAGTATCACTCTTGGCGCACTCAGGGTCAGGGTCAGGTTCTATCTGAAGAAGCTAATCCTGCTAACTTGCCTCGCGTTACTGTGAACCGCATTGAACCAATCATCCGAACTGAGATCGCTAAGACTACTTCCGGTCGCCCAAGCGCAACTGTTCTCCCATCATCAAACGATGACGATGACCTAATGGCAGCTCAAGCAGCTGAGCAGATTTGGGAATCACTCTACGACCGCCATAGCTTCAATGCTCGTATTCTTCAGTCAGCTGAGTTCTGGCGTGCAACTTGTGGAACTTCATTCATCAAGACTTACTGGGATCCAAGCGTTAAGCAGGTTGAGCCAGTTTCAACTATGAATCCCTTCACTGGTCAGCAGTCAGTTTCTCAAAAGGTAACTGCTATGGGAGATGTTTCTTTCGAAGTAGTTTCACCATTCCACCTATTTGTGCCAGACCTTGCTACTGAAAGCATCGAAGATCAGCCATACATCTTCAATGTCTATACCAAGAGCGAGCAGTGGGTCCGTAGCAACTTTGGTTCTGTTCTTCCAAAGGACTTTACGCCTGCCAAGGTAGCTTCCTCAGAGATTATGAATGCTGCCCTGCTGGACTTGAAGGGAAACGATACTTCTAAGCCAGATAGCGTGCTAGTTATCGAGATGTGGGCTAAGCCAAACGGATGCCCCATGCTTCCTAATGGCGGTCTAGTAACTATTGTGGATAATGAAATCGTTCAGCTTGCTGATAACGGCATTCCTTACATGCATAAGCAGTATCCATTCGCACACTTCTACAGCATTCCTACTGGTAAGTTCTACCGCCGAAGCGTTATCCGCTCATTGATTCCAATTCAGCGCGAATACAACCGCCTACGCTCGCAGATCATTCAGGCTAAGAACCTTATGGCTAAGCCACAGATGTTCTATCAGGAAGGCGCTGTAGACCCACGCCGAATCACAGCTCGTGCTGGTGTTTACATTCCAGTCCGCCCCGGATTCCCAAACCCAAGCCCAGTGCCTATTCAGCCACTACCAAACTATGTGCTCAATGAAGTTCAGCAGTTGCAAGCAGACTTTGAAGATATCTCTGGTCAGCACCAAGTATCACGCGGTGAATCCGGTGGAGTTACTGCAGCTACTGCGATCAACTACTTGCAGGAACGCGATGATGCTTACCTAACTACAGTCTTTGCAGCAATTGAAGCTGGTGTTGAAAAGGTAGCTAATCAGTCGCTCAGTTTATTTGTTCAGTATGTAGATCAGCCACGCATTATCAAGACTGTCGGTAACGATGGTGCGTTTGATGCAATGGTAGTTTCCGGCTCTGACATTGCATCCGGAACTGATATTCGCGTTGAGTCAGGCTCTGCTCTGCCTACTTCTAAGTCTGCTCGTCAGGCACTAATCACTGACTGGATGAAGCTTGGCTTTATTCAGCCGCAGGATGGTCTTGCAATCCTAGACATGGGAATGCTGAAGAAGTATTACAACCTAATCAAGCTAGATGAGAACCAAGCATCACGCGAAAATCTGATGATGAAGAAGCTCACCCCAGATCAGATTCAGCAGTTCCAGATGCAGTGGGA